TCAGATTTTGTTGATTGATTCAAGTTTGATTGGAAGTTCCAAATGTGTGTAAACAGTTTCTGTGACACCCTGACCTTTGTGACCAACAATCTTTTTGATTATTCTTTCATCAACACCTGCTTCTGTCAACAAGGACACACAGGTGTGTCTTGTGTCATGTGGGCGGTGCTTCAAGTTCATTTGTTCCATCAGCGGTGTCCAATATGAATCATAATAATTTCTATATGTGAAAGATTTATTGTCAGGTGTGCAAATCAGATGGTCACAATCTTTCTGCATCCAATATTCAAAGAATGGAACAATTTTTTCTGCAATCGGAACTTCCCTGATTCCTGATTCTGTCTTTGATTCTTTTACAAAGAACCATCTTTCATCAAGATGAATGTCCTTTTTTTCAAGGTCAAGAAGTTCACCAATCCTGACACCTGTGTATATCAGAAGCAGGATGACAGAAACATATTCATTCCCTTCCTGATTCTTCCACACAGTCTGAATCTGATTCTTGGAAAAAGGCTTTCTGTCATATGCGTTTGGATTTCCTGCTTTCTTAATATCAATATATCTTATCATATCCCTTTTGTCCTTGGACACAATTTCATGTTTGACAGCATAATCATACATCAGACCAAGTGTGACCTTCAATTTCTTCAAAGTTGGTGAATTCTTTCCTGATTCATCACAGACTTTTTGAAAATGGTCAAGTTTGATGTCAACCAATCGCATGTCTTTTATTTTTTCACACAGCTTCCATGAAGCCTTTACACCATTGATATTTGATTGTGATATTTCTTCAAAATGATGTTCAGACCACTTGTCATATAATTCTTCAAGTGTCATCTGTTCAATGTGCAGGTCAAATGGGTCTGCATTATAATCTGCAAGTGCTTGAAGTGCTTCCTGTCTTGTAGGATAAAAACCAACAAATTTGTATATTGGAAAAGACCTTTGCTTCACAGGGTCATCTTTCCATCCAACAGTTTTTCTTGCACACCAAGGATTCCTTCTGTGTCCTGAAAGTTTGTAAACACTTCCAAATCCATTTGGTAATTTCATAAAAAATCACATCCTTCCTGAATTTTGGTGCAAAAATCAAAGGGATGTGATATAATAAGATTTGCGGTTCTTGGACTATCACACCCAAGGATTTTCACAAAGACCATTCTGAATTGCAGTTCAGGGTGGTCTTTTTTTTGTTTGCGGTTCTTGGTCATCCTGTTCACCTTGAACCGCTGAAACATCAGTGAAATCAAGGTTTTTCAGGTTTTTTAGTTCAATCGGTTCTTGGTGTCCTATATACTTCTATATTATTTTATTTTTTGTAAAAAAATTTTTTCTTATATCCTTTTTTTATTTATCTAAAATATTTTGAAAAATAAGAACATCACCAAGAACTGCAAGAACTTTTTTTCAATTTTTCCTTATAAATAAAGGCTTTTCAGCGGTTCAATGTGGGTTCTTGCAGTTCCTGCTTGACCGCTTGTTTTTCTTCATCAGACAATGATTCATACATAGTCAAGACCATTTCAACCTTGTCTGAACTGAATTTCTTTGGTTCTTCATCAGTGTGAAGAAAAAATGAAGTGATGGAAGAAGTCAATGAACCAATCAGACCTATTCCAACAATCATCAACAATGATGCAATGATTCTTCCTGCATTGGTTGAAGGTGACAAATCACCATATCCAACAGTTGTTGCAGTAACAAATGACCACCAAAGAGCATCAGCAAATTTCATATGTTCAAAGTACATCATTCCAACTGTTGCAGAAAGAATTGATGCACCTGAAAGCATCAGGACATATTTGAAACCATTTGTGTTCATGAATCTTCTGACCTTTGTCATCATTCTTGCAGATAATGAACCGATTCTGAACAGTTTGGTGAATTTTGCAAATCTCAAAAGTTTGCTGAACTTCAAAATTCTGAATATCCTGAAAGCAGAATTGAATGGAATAATTGCAATCAGGTCAAAAATATTTTCTTTGAAAAATTTCTTTTTGTCATCAGAAATCAAAAATCTGACTATGTAATCAATTACAAATATTCCATATATAATATTGTCAATCCATTGCTGAACAGTAGTCAGACCTTTGGTGAAGTCAATAATTGCAAATGTTACAGATACAACACACAGAATGCAAATTGTGATGTTGTATATTTTTTTCTTCATTAGAATTTTCCCCTTAATTCAACCACTTTTCCAATGATTGTAACAGGTTTGTCCAAAACTTCCTGATTGCTGAAATACATTGGTTCATAGTTTGGATTGAAAGAAACAAGGCTGATTCCATCTTCATGTTTAATCAGTTTCTTGCAACATGCATCATCACCATTGACTTTTGCAATCACAATGTCACCTGTGTCTGCATCTGCTTGTTGTCTGACGATTACAACATCACCTTCAATCATTCTTGGTGACATTGAATCCCCTTTGATTTGCAATCCAAAGAATTCACCTGTTCTTGCTAACTTAACAGATATTTCTTCCCAATCAAGAATTTCTTCAACTGCTTCAAGCGGAATTCCTGCAACCACTGTTCCAAGGACAGGAATCAACTGACCTTTTTCATATTTCTTTGTTTCATCTGCAAGTACTTGTGTGTCAATTGTCTTGTTCCATCCCTGAATAATTGCTTCCTGTTCAGTTCTGAAATCTGATTCCCCTTGCAGGTATGCGACAGACACACCAAAGAAATCTGACAGTTTCTTCATAGAAGCCTGATTTGGTCTGAATCCACCTTTCCATTTGGAGGTTGAACCTGTCCCAAGTCCTGCTTCTTTTTCCATTTGCCTTCTTGAAATTCCCTTTTCTTTGCACAGTTCATTGATTCTGTCTAATAGTTCCATACTGATTCACCTTTCTTTCAAAATCTGTTCAAAAAATTTTTGCAGAATAAATTCAGCGAAACTACTTGACAAAGTGAACTTATTCACTTATAATAAACAGTGTCAGGTGAATAAGTTCAGCGGAAATCAAGAAGAACCGCAGAATAAAATCTGTAATTGTTGTTGGCACTTCATATTATAGTATTTAATTCAGCAAATGTCAATAATTTTCGCTGAATTTATTCTGACAAATATATTAAGAAAGGAAGTGAAGAAAATGAATCCTGATTTACATATTGTTTCATTTTCAGGTGGAAAAGATTCAACTGCAATGTTGCTTCACATGATGGAACTTGGAATGCAAATTGATATTGTTCTGTATTGTGACACTTGGATGGAATTTCCTGCAATGTATAGACATGTGGAAAAGGTCAAGAAGATTGTTGAAGATGCAGGAATTAAGTTTGTAACACTGAAAAATCCACAGTCTTTCAAATATTTAATGTTGGAACATCCTGCTGAAAGAAGACAATCCACAATTGAAAAACTTGGTGGAAATCCTGTTGGATATTCTTGGGCAGGAAGTCGTTCAAGATGGTGTACTTCAAAATTGAAAACTGAACTGTTAAGAAAATATAAGCAAGAACTTGAAGCTGAATTCAATGTTATTGAATATGTTGGTCTTGCTTCTGATGAACAGTACAGATTAGAAAAAGAGAGCAATAAGAATCATCAACATCCCCTTGTTGATTGGAGTTGGGATGAAGCAAAAGCATTGTCTTATTGCTATCAAAAAGGTTTTGATTGGAAAGGTCTATATGAACATTTTTCAAGGGTGTCATGTTGGTGTTGTCCACTTCAATCATTGGAAGAATTAAGAAATTTAAGAAAATTCTATCCTGAACTATGGAATGAATTGAATGAAATGGACAAGCAGACTTGGAGAAAATTTAGGTCTGATTATTCTGTTGAAGAACTTGAAAAAAGATTTCAGCTTGAAGATGAAAGAATAGCAAAAGGGCTTTCAATCAATGGTCACAATGCTGATTTCAGAAAAGCATTAAAAGAAAAATTAAAAGAAAGGGGTTAGGCAGATGTCAGAATTTGAAAAGCAAGTAAAAAAAGCACTGATTGACCGCAACATGACAATGGGTGACCTTGCAGAAGCACTTGGAATTTCTCTTTCATATGTTTCAGACCTTATCAAAGAAAAGCGGAACAATGAAGAACAGATTGCAAGAATCAAGGATTTCCTGAACCTGTCTGATGCAGGTGGAAGTGCATGAAGAACAGATTGACAGTCAAGAAAGTTGCTGAATTGATGGGTGCTTCTGAATGGTTTATCAGAAGGGGTTTGCAACAGGGTTTATTTCCTTGGGGATATGCAGTGAAGACTTCTTCAAAATATACCTATTGGATTTCACCCATTAAATTCACAGAATGCACAGGTATCAAAGTATAGAAAGGATTGTAAAGAATGCAGGGATATAAAGTTTTTGAACCTGATTGGACATGCAGGGGATTTCAATATGCAGTTGGTGAAACATTTGAAGAAGATGTGACACCTTCATGTTGCAACAGAGGATTTCATTTTTGCACAGAGTTAAAGGACTGCTTCAATTATTATTCCTTTGACCCAAACAACAAGGTTGCAGAAATTGAAGCACTTGGTGAAATTGATGCAGAAGCGGATGGAAGCAAGCACTGCACAAACAAAATTAAAATTGTTCGTGAAATTTTATGGGAAGAAGTTCTGAAAATGGTCAATATAGGAAAAGCCAACGCAGGACATTGCAACAGCGGTAATCGCAACAGCGGTGATTGGAACAGCGGTGATTGGAACAGCGGTAATCGCAACAGCGGTGATTGGAACAGGGGTGATTGGAACAGCGGTAATCGCAACAGCGGTGATTGGAACAGCGGTAATCGCAACAGCGGTGATTGGAACAGCGGTGATTGGAACAGCGGTAATCGCAACAGCGGTGATTGGAACAGCGGTAATCGCAACAGCGGTAATCGCAACAGCGGTAATCGCAACAGCGGTAATCGCAACAGCGGTGATTGGAACAGCGGTAATCGCAACAGCGGTGATTGGAACAGCGGTAATCGCAACAGCGGTGATTGGAACAGCGGTGATTGCAACAGCGGTAATCGCAACAGCGGTGATTGGAACAGCGGTGATTGGAACAAGACCAACTTTTCCAGTGGTTGTTTTAATACCAAGGAATCAAAGATTTTGATGTTCAATAAACCTTCTGATTGGACTTTCAGGGATTGGTGGAATTCAGAAGCAAGGTATCTGTTGAACAAGATTCAGCACAATGTTCTTGAATGGATTTGGTCTGATGACATGACTGATGAAGAAAAAGAACAGCATCCTGAATATGAAACAACAGGTGGTTATCTGAAAGAACTTGATGAATCTGAATGTGGTCAGATTTGGTGGAATAGCTTATCAGACCATGAAAAGGATGTTATCAAAGCACTTCCGAACTTTGATGAAGAAATCTTTGAACAGGTCACAGGGGTTCACATTGAATGATTTGAAACTGTTTCAGCACCAACAGCAAGCCTTGACTGAAACAGAAGGTCAGAACAAGGTTGCATATTATCTTGACATGGGACTTGGAAAGACATTTGTTGGTGCTGAAAAAGCAATGAATATGGGAACAGATATTTTGATTATTTGTCAGAAATCAAAAATTCATGATTGGATTGAACACTTTTTCACCTATTACATAGACAAGATGAAATGTGATGAAAGTGGTGCATGGTGTTATGACCTGACAAAGAACTTGGATATGTTCACACATTCAAGATACAAGGTCAGAATTGGTGTAATCAATTATGAACTTGCTTGGAGAAGACCAAAAGAATTGATGAACCTTGAAAATTTCACACTAATGTTGGATGAATCATCACTGATTCAGAATACTTCTGCAAAACAGTCAAAGTTTATTCTTCAACTGCATCCTGAAAATGTGATTCTGCTTTCAGGAACACCTGTTGGTGGTAAATATGAAAATCTTTGGTCACAGCTTCATTTGCTTGGATGGAACATCACTGAAAAGATGTATAAAAACCAATATGTCAATTGGAAACAAATTGATGCAGGTGGAATCAAACATTGGATTGTTGATAAAGATGACCCATACAAAAACACAGACAGGTTGAAGCGGAAAATGCGTGAACATGGTGCAGTGTTTATGAAGACAGAAGAAGTGTTTGACCTTCCTGAACAGATTTTCACAAAAATCAAAGTGGACAAGTCAAAGGAATATTCAACTTTCATGAAAGATTGCATTGTTTATGTTGATGACACTGAATTGGTTGGTGATACCACACTGACAAAAATGCTTTATGCAAGACAGTTGTGTGGTGTTTATAACAAAGAAAAGCTGACAGCATTCAGGGATTTGATTCAGTCCACAGAAGACAGATTGATTGTGTTCTATTCATTCAATTCAGAATTGGATGCATTGAAAGCGGTTTGCAAAGAATGTGAAAAGCCTGTTTCAGAAGTAAATGGACACATCAAAGATTTGACTGCATATGAATATGAATCCAACAGTGTGACATTGGTTCAGTATCAAGCAGGAAGCAAAGGTTTGAATTTGCAAAAGTGCAACAGAATTATATATTTCACACTTCCATTGTCATCAGAAGATTTTGAACAATCAAAGAAAAGAATTCACAGGATTGGTCAGGAACAGACATGCTTCTATTATCTGATGTTATGCAGGGGAAGTATTGAAGAAAGGATTCTGAAAACTTTGGAAGAAAGAAAAGACTTTACAGATGAACTTTTTGAAGAATGCTGAAATTAAAGAAAGAAGGTAAATAAATGATTAAGTGTAAACAGTCTGAAAATGCGGAATGTGGAAAGAACATCTGTTGTTTCCACTGTGATATGAAAGAAACTTGTGAATCAGCTTGTTCTTTGCTTGATGAACTGAAAGACAGTTCTGAATGTGAAGATGCAGTTGAAGTCACAGAAGAAACAAGCCTGACTGCATTCAATTCTGATGAAAAAGCGGTTGCAATCATGAAGAAGATTGCAGATTTGGACAGGCAGAAGAAAGCCTTGGAAGCACAGGACAAAGAAATCAGGAAACAATTGACAGATGTGATGAACATTTATGGTGTCAAGAATGTGGAAAATGACATTTTGAAAATTACATATGTTGCTGAAAGCACAAGAACCACAATTGATTCTGCAAAGCTGAAAAAAGACCATCCTGACCTTGCTGAAAAGTATAGCAAGACTTCCAAGGTCAGTGCATCAGTCAGAATCAGTGTGAAGGGGTGATTCCTTGGCATCTGAAAAGAATTTTGAAAACAAGGTGAAGAAGTTCCTAAAAGATGAAGGATGTTATTTCATCAAGTATTGGGGCGGTGGTGAATTTACCAAAGCAGGTGTTCCTGATGTTCTTGCTTGCGTTCATGGTTTTTTCTTTGGAATTGAAATCAAAGCACCAAATGGAAAACCTTCACCTTTGCAACTTCACAATCTTCATCAGATTGATGAATCAGGCGGTTTTGCAGTTCTGTTATATCCAAATCAGTTTGAACTGTTTCAGGAACTTGTCAGATGCATTTCTGATGATTTGGAAGAAAGTATCACAGAGAATTATGAAACATTAAAAGAAAGGTGGTGGACACAATGGGTGAAGTTACACAGGTAGTTTTAATTATTTGCGTGACCCTGATTATTCTTTCATGGATAAACAACAGACACAGCAACAACAGAAAGGACAGATGATTGCATGGACAGATTTCATTTTTCAACAGCAGAATGTTTTGAAAATTGTCCTGCAAGGTGGTTTTTCCGATATGGTGAGAGATTGGAAACCTTGGAATCTGATGACCCTGCAAATGCATTGAAAATTGGAACTGCACTTCATAGGGGTGTGGAAACAGATGTGGAAACAGCATTGCATGAATATTTTATGTCATATCCTGTTATCACAGATGACCATATAAATGAAGCATTTAAACTTCAACATTGGATTCCAAGGGTCAAAGAAGTCATTCCTGATGGACTTCATGAAGTGCAGATGCAATCAAATTGGTATGAAGGAACAATGGACTTGCTTGTTCCATGCACCAAACATGATGCAGACCTTCCACATGGTCAGTTTGATTTGTATGACTTCAAATATTCCAACAATCAACAGCACTATATGGAATCAAGACAACTGCATGTTTACAAGTATTTTTGCGAACAAATCACAGGAAAAAGAATCAGGAACTTGTTCTTCGTGTTTGTTCCAAAGGTCAGCATCAAGCAGAAGAAAACAGAATCCTTGGAAGATTTCAGAAAAAGGATTGAACAAGAAATGCAGGAACTTGATGTTGAAGTGAAGCAAGTGGAATATGACCCACAAAAGGTCATTGATTTCATGGAAACCTGCATGAACATTCAATTTGCACAGGACTTTCCAAAGTGTCAATCATACCTGTGTGAATGGTGTGAATACAAAGAATATTGTTTGAAAGGAAATGATTTTATGATTTTACCAAAGGCAGAAAGAAGACAGGTTGGACAGACAACCAAAAGAAAATTGTGGATTTATGGTGGTGCTTTCAGCGGAAAAACAACTTTCATGGATTCTGCACCAATGCCACTGAACCTGAACACTGATGGAAATATCCAGTTTGTTACACAGCAGTATCTTCCTATCAAAGACACTTATGAAGGAAGACAGAAGGTTCTTGCATGGGACAATTTCAAGAAGACCATTGATGAACTTGAAAAGAAGGACAATGATTTCAAAACCATAATTGTTGACCTGCTTGAAGACACATATGAATCATGCAGACTTTACATGTATGACAAACTTGGAATCACACATGAATCTGATGACAGTTTCAGGGCATGGGATAAGGTCAGAACTGAATTCTTGTCTACAATCAGAAGACTGATGAATTTGGACTATGAAAATATTGTTCTGATTTCACATGAAGACACAACCAAGGACATCACAAAGAAGTCAGGTGATAAAATCACAGCAATAAAACCAAACATTGCTGACAAGGTTGCAAATAAGATTGCAGGAATGGTTGATATTGTTGCAAGGGTTGTTGTGGAAGATGATGACAGCAGAACTTTGAATTTCAAGTCAAATGAAGTCATCTTTGGTGGTGGAAGATTAAAGGGAATCACCAAGACACAGATTCCTTTGGATTGGGAAGCACTTTGTGAAGTCTATGATGAAGCAAATGCAGGTTCACAGACAATCCACAGAGAGCCACAGGACACGAAAAAGGAACAGGTGGACAATTCCCCTTCTGATGATGAAAGCGGTCAGGACAAGCCACAGAGAACATCACGCAGGACAAGCAGAACAAAGAAGGAAGAAGAACCTGCACAGGAACAGGAAGCTGATGATAGTCAGGAAGAAGAAAATCCTGTTGATGGTGCTATGAATCCACCTGAACAGGCAGAAGAAGCACAGGAAGAAAAACCTGCAAGAACACGCAGGACAAGAAAAGCAAGGGGGACAGAATAATGGACAAGTTTGTTAAAGCACTTGAAGAAAAAGGAATCAAGGAAAGCATCATGAAGGTTCTTGAAAAGAATCCTGACGCAGACATTGCTGAAATTCTTGAATATGAAATCAGCAAGGATGAAAATTTGGAAGATATTTTCCTTGAAGAAGCACATGAATGTGCAGTAAATGCGGTATGTGGTGAAATCTTTCATGAATTTATTGCAGAAAAGATTTTCAATCCTGAAAAGGTCAATGCACTTGGTGAAGCACTTGCAAAGGCAAGTGAACAGATTGTTGATGCATTCAGTTCCGCATTCAGTGGACTGTTTAATGATAAAAATTAAGAAAGGTATAGGTGAATAATATGTCAGTATTTGATAAGTGGAACAAAGCAATTGATGTGGAAGGTCTTGCAAAAGACACAAAGGAAGTTGAAGCCAATGGTGGAACAGGCGAATATGCGGAAATTCCTGTTGGTACATATGAAATCAAGATTGAGAAGATGGAACTGAAAGAATCTTCCAAGGGTGACCCAATGTTTTCAGCTTGGTTCAGAATCCTGCATGGTGAATATGAAAATCAGCTTCTGTTCATGAATGCAGTTATTACACAGGGATTTCAGATTGGAAATGTCAACCGCTTCCTTCGTTCTTTGGATGCAGTTGATGAAGTGGAATTCAAGGACTATGCACAGTACAATGATTTGATTATGGACATCATGGAAGCAATTGATGAAGCAGGTCTTGAATATCTGATTGAGTTCAAGAAGAACAAGAAAGACTTCCCTGTTTATACCATCAAAGAAGTTTATGAAAGTTAAGGAAAGGGGTTGATGACAGATGGTGTTCTATGATTTTGAAGTGTTCAAATATGATTGGTTAGTTGTCATTTTGGACATGGACAATCAGAAAGAACATGTCATCATCAACAATTCTTCTGAACTTGAAGCATTCTATCAGGAACATGTCAATGACATTTGGGTGGGATTCAATTCAAGGGGATATGACCAATTTATCCTGAAATCAATCCTTTGTGGGTTGAATCCCAAAGAATGCAATGACCACATTATCCTGAAAGGTCAATCGGGTTATAGTTTTTCAGGTCAATTCAGGAAGTTCCCTTTGAATAATTATGATGTGATGCAAAATATTGACAGGGGACTGAAAGTCTTTGAAGGTTTCATGGGGAACAATATCAAAGAAACATCAGTCCCCTTCGATATTGACAGGAAACTGACTGATGAAGAAATTGAACAGACTGTTTTCTATTGCAGACATGATGTTGAACAGACTGTGTTGGTCTTCATTGAAAGAAAATCTGATTTTGAAGCACAAATGGAACTTCTGAAAATGTATAACATGCCTTTGTCATATATAAACAAGACAAAAGTGCAATTGTCAGCAGAAATTCTTGGTGCTACAAAACACAACTATGATGATGAATTTGACATTTCACTTCCACCATGTGCAAGGGTGGAAAAATACACAGATGTTCCTGAATGGTTCATGAATCCTGAAAATCACACATACAAGAAAGGAAATAAAGCAAACAAACTTGAAAAAATCATGGCAGGAATACCAATGACATTTGCTTGGGGCGGTGTTCATGGTGCAAAAGAATCCTATCATGACAAGGGTTATTTCATCAACATGGATGTTGGTTCACTTTATCCAACACTTGACTGCTTATATCCTGAATATTGTTTTTCAAGGTCTGTTCCTGAAAAAGGTCTTGAAAGGTACAAAGAAATTTTGCGGTTCAGACTTCAACTGAAAGCAGAAGGAAAGAAGAAGGAACAAGCACCATTCAAGATTGTTCTGAATGGAACTTATGGTGCTATGAAGGACAAGTTCAATAAATTATATGACCCAAGGGGTGCAAATAACACCTGTGTGTTTGGTCAGATTTTGGTTGGTGTGGACTTGCTTGAAAGATTGGAAGGTGTGTGTGAAATCATTCAGGTGAATACAGATGGTATTCTGATTAAAATGCACAGTTATGAAGATTATGATTTGATTGATGACATTGCTTATGAATGGGAACAAAGAACAGGTTTGTCCCTTGAATTTGATGATTATGGTTATGGTGAAATATTCCAAAAAGATGTCAACAATTATCTGATTATGGATGAATGGGGACATTACAAATCAAAAGGTGCATATGTGAAAGGTCTTGGAACACTTGACTATGACCTTCCTATTGTGAACACAGCATTGGTTGATTATATGACCAAAGGTGTTCCAATTGAAAAAACAATTTCTGAATGTAATGACCTGAAAGAATTTCAGCAGGTCAAAAAGATTTCAGGAAAATATGACTGCATCTTTCATGGTGGAACTTTCAGCACCAAAGAGGTCAGAAGCAAAACAGGGTCAAAAAGAAAAGTCAAGGTTTACAACAATGATGGAATTACCATCAAGGAAAAATGTGTCAGGGTGTTTGCAAGCCTGAATCACCCTGATGGAACACTTTATAAAAAACATTCTATCACAGGCGGTGTTGCAAAGATTGAAAATTGTCCTGAACACTGCTTCATCTTCAATGATGAAGTCAATGGTGTCACCTGTCCTGAACTGCTTGACAAACAGTGGTATGTGGATGTTGCAAAAGACAGACTGAAAGGATTTGGTGTGACATTATGAAAATAAACAGCGGAAAGAAGGTGAAGATTTGGAACTGTTCAAGGGATATGTGAAAACAAAAGACAAGAAATGCACAGAAAAATTCAAGAATGTTCCTGCATCTGACCTTCACACATATGATGAAGTGAAAGACCTTCCTGAATATGCAGGAATACTTGGTCAAGACACAGTTTTGATTGATATTGATGACAAAGAACAGTCAGAAGTATTGATGAAGATTGTGGAAGACAGACAGCTTGATTGCAGGGTTTATGTGACCACAAGGGGAAGACACTTCTTGTTCAAAAATACTGACATTGACCAATGCTTCACACATTGCAAGATTGCTTGCGGTCTGACAGCAGACATCAAGGTTGGTGTAAAAAACAGTTATGAAATTTTGAAATTTAATGGTGAAGAAAGATGGATTGAATGGGATGTGGAAGAAGGTGTTGAATATCAGGAAGTTCCATATTTCCTGAAACCTGTGAAATCCAAAATGGAATTCTTGGATATGGAAGCAGGTGAAGGAAGAAACAGCAGTCTGTTTGGTTATGAACTTGTTTTGCAGTCAGCAGGTCTTTCTGTTGATGAAGCAAGGGACACAATCAAGATGGTGAATAAATATGTTCTTTCTGAACCACTTTCTGATGATGAAATTGACACAATCACAAGGGATGAAGCCTTTGCAAAACCTGTTTTTTATCATGGAAAAACTTTTCTTCACAATGTGTTTGGAAACTATATGAAATCACAGTTCCATGTCAAAAGAATCAATGGTCAGTTGCATGTATATGATGCAGGAATTTATGTTTCAGGATATAAAATGATTGAATCCAAGATGATTGAAGTCATTCCAACATTAAAGGCAACGCAGAGAACAGAAACATTGAAATATTTGGAAGTGACAACACCAAAGAATGCACCTGTGTCTGATGCAAAATTCATTGCATTCAGGAATGGAATTTTGAACATCAGAACAATGGAACTTCTTCCATTCAGTCCTGAATACATAATCACAAATATTATTCCTTGGGACTACAATCCAAATGCATATTCAGAAGTTACGGACAAGACACTGAACAAGATTGCTTGCGGTGACCAATCTATCAGGAACATTCTTGAAGAATGTATTGGATATTGTTTTTTCAGAGAAAATGAACTTTCAAAATCATTCATTTTGACAGGAACAGGTGCAAATGGAAAATCAACATTCCTTGATTTGGTGGAATGGGTTCTTGGAAGGGACAACTATGTTTCACTTGACCTTGATGAACTTGCAGAAAAATTCAGCACAACAACAATGTTTGGAAAACTTGCAAACATAGGTGATGACATCAGTGATGAATTCTTGCAGGGAAAATCAATCAGTCAGTTCAAGAAGATTGTTTCAGGAAATGACATAAAAGCAGAAAACAAGGGTCAAGATGTGTATTTCTTCAAGCCAACTGTCAAATTGTTGTTTTCTGCAAATGAGATTCCAAGGGTCAGGAACAAAGGATTTGAAGCAATAAAAAGAAGATTGGTAATAATTCCATTTAATGCAAAATTCAGCAAAGATGACCCTGATTTCAATGCAAGAATAAAGTGGGACTTGCAGACACAAGAAGTTGCTGAATATCTGATTCAGATTGGTGTTCAAGGTCTGAAAAGGGTTCTTGCAAATCAGGGATTCACAACATCAGAAGCTGTTCAGAAGGAAATTGAAAGTTTTGAAAGGGACAACAATCCAATTCTTCTGTTCCTTGAAGAAGTTGAAGATTATGAAATTCTGAACAATGAAACCAAGGAAGTGTTTGCAAGATATGACACTTTCTGTCATGAAAATGGATTCACAAAAGTTGCAATGCAGACATTCAGCAAGGAAATAACAAGACACTTGGACTGCAAGATTGCAGATAAGAAAATCAAAGGAAGAAAGTGCAGAATTTTTGTCAGAAAGGATGATTGAATATGAAAATAAATGAATATCAGATGGAAGCATTAAGAACAGCAAGCGGAATGAATCAGGAACTTCCAATGTTTGTAAATGGTGTTCTTGGTCTTTGCGGTGAATCAGGGGAATGTGCAGACATTGTGAAGAAACACATTTTCCAAGGTCATGAACTTGATGCAGAACATCTTGCAAAAGAACTTGGTGATGTTGCATGGTATCTTGCAGTGACCGCTTATTCCATAGGTTATGATTTGGAAACTGTCATGCAGATGAATGTGGACAAGTTGCGGTCAAGATACCCTGACGGATTTGACCCTGAAAAATCACAGCATAGAAAGAAAAGTGATATTTGATGGATAACAAAATCATTGAAAGATTATTAAAATTTTTGATGATAAAAGGGATAATTCAAAAGTATGATATTCCTGCAATTATGAAAATGTCAGATAAAGATTTTGAAAATTATATCAAAGTTTATTATGAGAAAGAAAGGTGATATTTGATGCAATTACATATTAAATGGGAAACAGGAAACATGACCATAAATTGTGAAGCCTTCTTCCCTGCCACACAGAACAAGCTGAATGTTCTGATGAAAACCATTGACCTTGATTGGGAACACAAAGATGAAATCCTGCATCAGATGTTGCAGTTCCTGACACATTTGGAACAGGAAGCAGAAGAAAAGAAGCAGGAAATCAAACATCAATTTGGAAATGAGTTTCAGAAGATGAAAGACCTTGAAAGAATGATTTCTTCTTGCAAACATCCAAATGGTGTTCCGCTTTCCAAGGTGGAAGTGAAGGATGCAAAAGCTGACCTGAAAGAACAGAAGAAGTTGGTGCATGATTTGGAACAGTCTTTCAAGAGATATTCAAAGACTGCACAGAAAGCAAAAGTGAATGCACAGATTGTCATTCAGAAAGGCGGTTTGAAATGCTGATGTTCATTGCAGGTTTGGTTGTTGGTTCTATTTTTGCAACATTTGTAATGGCATTGATGAAGATGTCAAGTGAAGATGATGATTAAAGTTCTTGCTTGGTTCTTGCTTGGTTCTTGGTAAAAACAAGCACCTTGAACCGCTTGAAATCCTTTATTTATAAGGCTTTTGTGGTGGTAGGTTCTTGGTGTACCTGCTGAAACTGTATTTTTCAATAAATTTATAAAAAAAAGGATATAAGAAAAAAATTTTTTTATAAAAATAAAAGAATATAGAAGTAGCAGGTTCACCAAGAACTGCAAGAACATCTGTTGTGTTTTTCCCTTTATTTATAAGGGTTTGAAGCGGTTCAAGGTCAAAGGTTCAAGCAAGAACCGATTTGAAAGAAGGTGATTGATATAGATGCAAAACAATATTTGAAACAGGCATACAGATTGAATGAACTGATTGAAAGTGATGTGCAGGAACTTGACAGGTTGCGTGACCTTGCAAGTAGTATTTCTTCATCACAGTTTTCAGATATGCCACATTCAGCAAGCAGAAACACAGAAGCACCATTTGTAAAATATGTAGGAAGAATTATTGAAATGGAACAGAAAATCAAATCTGAAATTGATAGATATGTTGATTTGCAGAATGAAATCAGGGAAACAATCAATAAATTAAAAAACAATGATGAAAAATTGTTGTTGCGTTATAAATACATATTTTTTATGACATGGGAAGAAGTTGCTGAAAAAATGAATGTGTCAATGCGTACAGTTCATAGAATACATGGAAACGCATTAAACAATTTGCAAGTTCCAAAATAATGACACACTATGACACAGTATGCGATTGAATGCCTATGTATATATGATAAAATTGATATAGTTAGAATCCTGTCAAGAATCCCTTGACAGGATTTTTTGTTGTCCAAGAATCTGATGAAAGGGGGTTTCAGGATGACACCAAAACAGAAGAAGTTCTGTCTTGAATATGCAAGTTCAGGCAATGCAACGGAATCTGCAATCAAAGCAGGTTATTCCAAGAAGACTGCAAGAAGCATTGGTCAGGAAAACTTGACAAAACCTGACATTCAAAAGTTCCTTCAAGAATTAGCTGAACAGATGGCAAGTCAAAAGATAGCAAATGCAAAAGAAATGCAGGAAGTCCTGACTTCCATCATCAGACAGGAACTTGATGAAGAAGTGATTGTTGTTGAAGGTTGCGGTGATGGCATCAGTGAAGCAGTCATCAAGAAAAAGAAACCTTCCACAAGGGATGCTATAAAAGCAATTGAAACATTGGCAAAGATGCAAGGTCTGTTTGACACTTCAACCAATGTGAATCTTGTCATCCCTGTGTTCAGTGGTGAAGAAGACCTTGAAGAATAATCATGGAAAAGGGAACATAAAAGCACAGCGGAAAAGAAGAAAGGAAAGACTGAAAAACAGACCACCAAAGGCAGAAGAAAAAGTTCTTCTGATTGATGGGAATTATTCATTTTATCCTGTTGCATTCTGCAAATATCATGGTGCATATATGACACAAGGTTTGTGTGATATACACAGATGTGAAAAAAGGAAGTGTCCAAGGTTCAGGAAGGTGAATCAGAATGAAGAAACTGAAAATCAATCTTCCTGATGTTGTTGGAAAAGGCTATAAACAATTTTGGAACTTCAAAGGAAGATACAGAGTTGTAAAAGGTTCAAGAGCATCCAAGAAGTCAAAGACAACTGCATTGTGGTTCATTTATAACATGATGAAGTATAAGGATGCAAACACCTTGGTTGTCAGGAAAACATTCAGGACACTGAAAGATTCCTGCTTCACTGAATTGAAATGGGCGGTTCACAGACTTCATGTTGACCACTTATGGGAATTCAAGGAATCACCACTTGAAGCAACCTATGTTCCCACAGGGCAAAAGATATATTTCAGGGGTCTTGATGACCCTTTGAAAGTCACTTCCATAACAGTTGATGTTGGTGTTCTTTGTTGGATGTGGATTGAAGAAGCATATGAAATCATGAAAGAAGATGATTTTGACATGCTTGATGAATCCATAAGGGGTGAATGTCCTGAACCATTATTCAAGCAGGTAACATTGACATTCAATCCATGGAATGAAAGACATTGGTTGAAGAAAAGATTCTTTGACAAGCCTGATTCAGACACACTTGCAATCACAACCAATTATTTATGCAATGAATGGTTGGACAAGAATGACCTGAATCTGTTTGAAAGGATGAAAAAGAACAATCCAAGAAGATATGCTGTTGCAGGTCTTGGTGGATGGGGAATTGTTGAAGGTCTTGTCTTTGAAAATTGGAAGGAAGAAGAATTCAATTTCATAACACAGAAAGAAGCTGATGAAGGTCAGACAGGTGTCATCAAGGACAATTTGAAGTTTGCATTTGGTCTTGATTTTGGTTATACAAATGACCCTTCTGCATTCTTCTGTGGTGCATTGGATTTGGAACATAAAAAACTTTATGTGTTTGATGAATTCTATGAAAAAGGATTGTCCAACAAAGCAATTGCAGAAAAGGTTGGACAGATGGGATTCAAAAAAGAAAGAATCACAGCAGATTGTGCAGAACCAAAGTCCATTGATGAACTGAACACCTTCCACCTGCATGTCACAGGTGCAAAAAAAGGAAAGGACAGTGTGAACAATGGAATCCAATGGATTCAGGAATTTGAAATCATTGTGCATCCAAGATGTGTGAATTTCCTGACAGAAATCAGCAATTACACTTGGGACACAGATAAATTTGGAAAGAAACTGAATGTTCCAATTGATGACTTCAATCACCTGATGGATGCAATGCGTTATGCACTTGAAAAATTTATACTTGGAAACAAGTGGTTATATTAGAAAGGCGGTCAGACAAAATGAAATTCACAGTGAACAACCTTGAATGGACAATGGCATTTACTGATGCAGACAAGGCTTTTCTGAATGAGAATGGAAACACAATTCTTGGTCTGACTGAATATGTCAATCAAACAATATCAATCAGGAAAGGAATGACAAAGGAATTGACAAGAAGCACAGTCATTCATGAACTGTGTCACTGCTTCCTGTTTTCCTTTGGTTTTTGTGCTGAATCATATGATGAAGAAGCTGTTTGCAATCTGTTTGGAAGTCACGCAGATGCAATTCTTGACCTGACAGATAAATTCATGAAAGAAAGGGGTGAATAGGAATGCTTTCAGAAGCTGAAATTCTTCAATTTATCAATGAAGACAAGGTGTCAACAAAGAAAAGCCTTGCAAAAATAGGTCAAAAATACTATGAAGCAGAACATGATATTCTGCAATATAGGGTTTTCTATTACAATGCTGATGGAAAACTTGTGGAAGACACTACAAGAAGCAACATCAAGATTCCACATCCCTTCTTCACAGAATTGGTTGACCAAGAAGTTCAATATATGCTTTCAGGAAAGGATGGATTCATCAAGACAGATGTTCCTGAATTGCAGGACAGGCTTGATGAATACTTTGATGATGACTTTAATTCAGAATTGAATGATGTTCTGACAGGTGCAGTCAGCAAAGGTTTTGATTACATGTATGCATACATGAATTCAGAAGGAAGACTTGCATTTCAACATGCTGATTCAATGGGTGTTGTTGAAGTCAGGGCAAAAGACACAGATGATGGTTGTGAATATGTCATTTATTGGTATGTTGACAGAATTGCAAAGGAAAACAAAGTCATCAAGCGGATTCAGGTTTGGGATTCACAGCAAACAACATTCTATGTTCAGGAAGAAGAAGGAAAACTGATTCTTGATAAAAAAGAAAAGCTGAATCCAAGACCACACATCACATATCACAAAGATGGTGATGATGCAACCTATTATGAAAACTTTGGTTTCATCCCCTTCTTCCGCTTGGACAACTGCAAGAAACAGTGGTCAGGTCTGAAACCAATCAAATCATTGATTGATGATTATGACATGATGTCTTGTGGTCTTTCCAATAACCTTGCAGACTTTGACCATCCGCTTCATGTTGTCAAAGGTTTTCAGGGTGACAACTTGGAAGAACTGCAACAGAATCTGAAAACCAAGAAGATGATTGGTGTTGATGAAAATGGTGGTGTTGAAGTTCACACTGTTGATATACCATATCAGGCAAGACTGACAAAGATGCAGGAAGATGAAAAGAACATTTACAGATTTGGAATGGGATTCAATTCTGCACAGTTAGGTGATGGAAATGTCACAAATGTTGTTATCAAATCAAGATATGCACTTCTTGATTTGAAATGCAACAAACTTGAAATCAGGCTGAAACAGTTCTTGAAGAAAATCTTGAAGGTTGTTCTTGCTGAAATCAACAGAATTGATGGAACAGATTATCAAATGAAAGATGTTTGGTTTGATTTCCAAAGAGAAGTCATGACCAATGCTTCTGACAATGCACTGATTGAAAAGACTGATGCTGAAACACAGCAAATCAAGCTGAATAGCATCCTGAATGTTGCACAGGCATTGGACAATGAAACTGTTCTTCAAGCAATCTGTGAAATCTTGGAACTTGACTTTGAAGAAGTTCAAATGAAAGTTCAGGAACAGGATGAAACAGAACAGGCTGAACAGATGCTGAATTCAATGACACCTGATGATGACATTGATGATTCAGGCGGTGATGGCAATGAATAAAAGACAGTTGATTGTTCAGAAACAGTTTGTGCAGGATGAAAAAGCAGTCATCAGAGAACTGAAACATGAATATTCCAAGGCACTTGCAGAAATCAATGAAAGAATCAAGGTTCTTCAAGCAAGTGAAATGACACAATCAAAAATATATCAATTGGAATATCAATTGGCATTAAGACAGCAGGTTTCAAAAATTCTTGACAATATGCGGTCAAATAATTATCAGACAGTGCAAGCATATCTGAATGGATGCTATAAAGAAGGATTTGTTGGTGCAATGTATGACCTTCAAGGTCAGGGAATTCCACTTGCATTTCCTATTGACCAAAATCAAGCGGTCAAAGCGGTTCAACTTGATTCAAAAATCAGTCATGGTCTTTATAATAGAATGGGGGTCAATGTCAATGAGTTAAAGAAAAGAATATCAGATGAAATTGCAAGGGGAATTTCAAGCGGTTTGTCATTTGAAAGGATTGCAGGAAATCTTCAATGGATGATAAATGGTGATTATTCAAAAGCCTTGCGAATTGTCAGAACAGAAGGTCACAGAATTCAGAACCAATCTGCACTTGATGCAATGCACAAAGCAGTGAAAGTTGGTGCATCAATAGTGAAACAGTGGGATTCAACTTTGGATGGAAACACAAGGGACACCCACAGGGAACTTGATGGACAAGTTGTTGGAATTGATGAAGAATTTGTCATTCCATCCACAGGTGCAAGGGCATTATATGCAGGCGGTTTTGGTGACCCATCAGAAGATTGCAATTGCAGGTGTTGCATACTTCAAAGGGCATCTTGGAATATGGATGACTATGATGCAACAAAATTGGACAATGAATCAGGTCTTTTGGTGGAATTCAAAGAAAAAAATTATCAATCATTCAAAGATGCATACTTTGAAGCGGTTGGTGGTTGATTCATTTGGTGGAATGTAAAACCACATGTCCTGAATAAGACAATAAACTGTTCTTTTTGTATGTCACAACATCAGGGATGATGTAAAACATCCGCTTCAAATCTAACATGACATAACATGTAAAAATTGTATTGAAAGGAAGGAAATAAAAATGACATTACAGGAAATTTTGAAATCACAGGGTCTTTCTGATGAACAGATTGAAAAGGTAACAGGTGAAATGAAACAGAACAAGATTTTTCTTGCTGATGAAGAAAATCTTGGTATCAGATATAAGAAGTTAAAGGATGACCATGATGCACTTACAAAACAGCATGGTGAAGCAACTACATTGATTGAAGAACTGAAAAAGGGTTCAAAGGGTAATGAACAGTTGCAATCCAAAATTACTGCTTATGAAACGCAGGTTGCTGAATTGCAGTCAGAGTTGGAACAGACCAAGGTGGAAAGTGCAATCAAGGTTGCACTGCTTTCAGCAAAAGCAAAAGATGTTGATTATCTCACATTCAAGCTGAAAGAAAAAGGGGAAATCAAGTTGGATGACCAAGGCAACATCAAGGGAATTGATGACATGCTTGCAGGTTTGAAGACACAGTTTCCAACACAGTTTGAAACTGATTCCCAAAAGAAGATTGATGAACACAAACTTCCTGATGCAGATGACACCAAGAAAATCAGTCAGGAAGAATTCAACAAGATGGGTTATCAGGACAGGCTGAAAATTTACAATGACAATCCTGAACTTTATGCAGAATTGTCAGGAAACAAAACCAACTAATTTGAAAGGTATAGGTGAATTATTATGGCAGTAACAAAAATTGAAAATCTTATCAATCCGCAGGTCATGGCAGACATGATTTCTGCAAAAGTCACAAAGAAGATTGTTGTCACACCTTTTGCAAAGGTTGATACTACTTTGCAGGGTCAGGCAGGTGACACTGTGACAGTTCCTGCATTCAATTACATTGGTGATGCAGATGATGTTGCAGAAGGTGCTTCTGTCACTGCAAGTCAGTTGACCGCTTCTTCTACAACCTTTGGTATTAAGAAGGCAATGAAGGCTGTTTCCCTGACTGATGAAGCAGTTCTTTCAGGCTATGGAAATCCTGTTGGTGAAGCAACCACACAGCTTGCAAAGGCTATTGCATCCAAGGTTGATTCTGATGCAATGGATGCACTGACTGTTGCATACAATGCTTCTTCTGCACCACATGGGGTTCAGAAGGCCTATACAGCAGGTGCAATCATCAGTTATGCAGGAATCGTCAATGCAGTTGATACTTTTGAAGAAGAAGTGCAGTCTGACAAGGTTATGTTTGTTCATCCGAAACAGGTCACACAGCTTCGCCTTGACAAAGATTTCATTTCTGCTGACAAGTATGACAATGCTGTTATGATGCGTGGTGAAATCGGTATGATTGCAGGTGTCAGAATTGTTCCTTCAAAGAGAGTGAAGACCACAGGAAGTTCTTCCAATGCAGTTTACAACTGTCCTATTATCAAGTTGAACAATGATACTGAATCAGAAGATGATGCATCTGCACTGACTGTCTTCCTTAAAAGGGACACTAATGTGGAAACTGAAAGACAGACACTTTCAAGAACCACTGACATCAGTGTTGACAAGATTTATGGTGTTGCAATCACCAATCAGGAAAAGATTTGTCTTGCAAAGTTCCTTGTGACTGCACCTGCAAGCGAATAATTCCTACAATCAGTTGAAAGGCGGTGAATCAGATGATTGTTAAAATTGAAGATGTGATGTCACTTCCTGAATTCATGCACATGGATGAAAAACAGGTGCAGAAAAAACTTGATGCACTTGAACTTCTTATCAGGAAGTACACCAATAACAATTTTCAGAATAGACACATTAGGTTTTCCGCTTCAAGCCTTGGAAACAGAATCAAAGGGTGTCATCCATTCATCAGGGTGGATGACACCATTCAGATTTCTGAAAGTAATGTCAATGATGGTTTATATGTCATCACAGAAATTGGTGATGATTTCATCAGGGTGAATTCAGAACTGTTCCCTGTTGACCACAATCTTGTGACAAAAGTTGAATATCCTGTTGATGTTCAGCAGGGTGTCATCAAAATGTTACAGTGGGAAGTGGAAAGCATGAACAGAATTGGAATCAAATCAGAAACACTTTCAAGGCATTCAGTGACCTACTTTGACCAAGACAAAAACAATCAAGTCATGGGATTTCCTGTGTCCCTGCTTGGGTTCTTGGAAACATACAAGAAAGCAAGGTTCTGATGATGATTGGTGGAAATGTCACAGCATTGATTCAGGTGAAAGATGAAGGAAAGAAAAATGCTATTGGTGAAAGGGAACATGAATGGACTGATGTGATTGACTTTCTTGGTTGGTTAGATTATCAGGGCGGTCAAAATTCATATTCCACTTATGATGCAAAGGTTCAGGAAACCACACATGTTTTCATTTGCGGTTTTCAGAATTGCAAGCAACTTTCAAAGAAATGGGTTTGCAATCCTTTTAATTTCATCAATGGTGTCATCAAGTCAACATCACAGGATGAAAAAGTTGATTTGACATCAGAAAATGCAAGAATGGTTATAGATGGAAACATTTATGACATTCTATTGATTGATGACCCAATGCGGATGCACAAACACCTTGAAATATATTTGAAATATGTTGGGGGTGGTCTTGGTGTCTAATGGTGTTCAGTTCAATGATTATTCAATTCAGGTCAAGACTGCAATCAAGGACACAGCACTTGCATTTCTTGAAGAAGCAGGTGGTGAACTTAAAGCACAGACCAAAAGGAATTGTGCTGTTTTGTCAGGAAAAACAAAAGGTTCATTTCAGCATTCAGTTGATGAAAGTTCATTGACAGTTGCTGTTGGTTCAGATTATGAAAATGCTATTTGGGAAGAATTTGGAACAGGCATCTATGCAGTAAATGGTGATGGAAGAAAAGATGTTCCTTGGACATATTATGATGAACAAGGTGAAAAACATGTCACTTTTGGTAAACATCCAAAGCGGATGTTGTGGAATGCATTTCAATCCTTGCAATCTAAAATTCAACAGATAGCAGAAGAAAGGTTTGGTGGATTAGGATGACAAGTGAAGCATTAGGTTATATAAATGACTGCATGGAATCCTTGTCCATTCCTTATGAATTTATGCAATGGACAAAAGACCTGTCTTTTCCGTATTTTATAGGTGAATACACAGAAGTTGAATCACCTGATGAAGATGGAATGGAACAAGGAACATTGATTCTGACAGGCACAACAAATAAAAACTATATAACACTTGAATCTATCAAGGAAAAATTAAAAGAATTCTTTCCTTCTGATGGAAAAACAGCAATTCTTGAAAGTGGTTCAGGGATTGCTGTTTCATTTTCCACAGCTTTTCCTGTTCCAACAGGTGAACAGGGACTGAATAGAATTCAAATAAACCTGAATATCAAAGAATGGAGAGTTTAACACATGAAAACAGGAAAAACAGGTGTCAGCAAAGACACACCAAAAAATATCATGTTCGGTGCAGGTACTATTCACAAAGGTCTTGCTTATGATTCTTCAAGTAAAAGTTGGAACTTTGTGGAATCTTGCATTGGTGCAACACAGGGTGGTTCAAAAATAACCATTACACCTGAATTCACTGATGTTGAAGCTGATGGTGCATTGGTTCTTGTTAAAGGCTTGAAGGTCAAGACAGGTGAAACTGCATCCATGGAAATCAATCTTCTTGAATTAACAGAAGAAATCATCAAGGATGCACTTATTGCAAAAGATGGTGTATCAGAAGACACAAACTTTGACCTTATTGAAAGCAGGGCTGACCTTGCAGAAGGTGATTATTATGACAATATTGCCTTTGTAGGAAAGAATCTTGCAGGAAGGAACATCATTGTCATCATGGACAATGCACTTTGCACAAGCGGTTTTGAAGCAGAAGGAAAGAACAAAGAAGGTGCTGTTGGCAAATATACATTTGAATGTCATGCAGACCTTGAAAGTGATTTGGACACCCTTCCCTATCACATTTATTATCCAAAGGTGACCGCATAAAGGAAGGTGATTGTTTATGAAAGTAAAAGTTATCAATAAATTCACAGACAAGCACACTTCCAAAATTCATGAAGTCGGTGAAGTTTTTGAATGTGATGAAGCAAGACTGAAAGAAATTCAGTCCAACAGAAGAAGACTTGTCACAGTTATTGAAAAGGATGCACCAAAGAAGGTGCAGGAAACAAAGAAAGGTGAATGATTATGAGTGAAACAACCACTTTTGAACTTCGGAAACTCAAATCTGATGATGTTTTCCCTATGTTCAAAATTATCAGCAAAATTGGATTGAAGGAAATCAAGGAAAGTCTTGACCCTGCAACACTTGGAAAGATTGCAACTGCATTCAAAGCAGATAATGAAGGTGTAAAAGGTGATGACCTGATTTATTCTATTGGATTCAGTGTCATTCTTGACCTTGCACAGATTGTTATTTGCAATCTTCCTTCCTGCAAAAAGGAAATTTATTCTTTACTTGCACAGGTCAGCGGAATGACTGAAAAGGAAATTGCAGAACTTGACATGGTGACCTTCACTGAAATGATTGTTGCATTCTTCAAGAAGGATGAATTCAAGGATTTTATTGGGGTTGTTTCAAAATTGTTCAATTAGGTGATATGAAGATGATGGACTTGCTGTTCAGAGAATATGCAAGTCCATTTTCTTTGCTTGATGCTGTCATTGCATCAGGAAGGTTCACTGATTGGATTGACCAATTCCTTGAATCACACAAAGAAAAGGTTCAGTGGGAACATTGGTTGCACAAGATATATGAAAAATCTTGGTCTGACTACCTTGAAGAATATAAAAATCAGGAACAGACAACTGTTGAACTGATGAACACAGCATCATGGAATAGGTCAGACATTGAAACAACCATTCAAGAATCATATTCCATGATGGAAAATTTTATTCCTGATTAGAAAGGGGGAACTGACACATGGATTTGTTCAAACTTGTTGGAACAATAGCAATAAACAATTCAGAAGCAAACAGTCAGATTGAAGGAACAACTGAAAAAGCATCCACATTCAGTTCCAAACTGTCATCAGGAATTGGAACTGTTGCAAAATGGGGAACTGCTATTGTTGGCGGTGCAACTGTTGCAGGAACTGCATTGGTTGGATTTGCAACAAAATCTGCATCCACAGCAGACAACATTGACAAGATGTCACAGAAGATTGGTATTTCAAGACAAGCCTATCAGGAACTTGATTTCATATGTTCACAAAGCGGAACTTCTGTTGATACCCTGCAAGCAGGAATGAAATCATTGACATCTGCAATGGATGGTGCAAAGTCAGGCACAAAAGCAAATGTGGAACAGTTTGAAAGACTTGGTGTTGCTGTCACAAATTCTGATGGAACTTTCAGAAGTCAGGAAGATGTGATGTGGGACACACTTTCAGCATTGCAGGGAATGGAAGACCAAACAGAAAAAGCAAGACTTGCAACTGAACTTTTTGGAAGGTCAGGAACTGAACTTATGCCACTTCTGAATGGTGAAGCAGGTTCTATTGAAGAAATGAAAAAACAAGCACATGACCTTGGTCTTGTTCTTGATGATGAATTGATTGACAATGGTGTGAATTTGACAGATTCACTTGACCAAACAAAAAGAGCATTTCAGAGCATAGGAACACAGCTTGGTGCTTCTTTGATGCCTATTGTGGAACAGGCTTCTGATTATATTCAGCAAGCACTTCCTTCAATTCAAGCATTGATTCAGAGATTGTCACCAATTATTACAAGCCTGTTGGACAGTCTGCTTCCACCTTTGATGGATTTGGCATCAACTATTTTTCCAATTCTGATGGACTTGATTGAACAGTTGATTCCACCTGTGACACAAATTGTTCAGGCTATACTTCCAATCATAGTGCAGTTGATTCAGATGTTGCTTCCACCAATAGTTCAGATTGTGCAAATGGTGCTTCCAATATTGGTTCAGCTTATCACAGCACTTCTTCCACTGTTGCAACCTATTCTTGAATTATTGCAACCGCTGATTGATTTGTTGATGGTTCTTCTTGAACCTTTGATTGAACTTCTGAACTTGATTCTTCCACCATTGATTCAGGTCATCACAGCAGTTGTTCAGGTCATTGTTGGTGTCCTGCAACCTGTCATTGAAGCACTTGCAACAGTCCTTGGTGATGTTCTTGGTGTTGCTTTCAAAGCAATTGGAACAGTTGTGAAAGCGGTTGTTGATGCAATCAGCGGTGATTGGTCAGGATTGAAGAACATTCTGACAACAGTTTGGAATGCAATCAAGTCTGTTGCTGAAACAGTGTGGAATGGCATCAAAACATTCCTGTCAAACTTGATGAATGGTATTAAAACCACCATTTCAAATGTATGGAATGGAATCAAGAACACTGTTAGCACAGTAATAAATGCAATTAAGACAGTGATTGAAACTGTATTCAATGCGGTCAAGACATTCATTTCAAATGTATGGAATGGAATCAAGACAACAGTTTCAAATGTTGTAAATGGTATAAAAACAACAATTTCCAATGTTTTCAATGCTATAAAAACAACAATCAGCAATATTTTGAATGGTGTGAAAACAACTTTCAGCAATGTTTGGAATGGAATCAAAACTACTGTCACAAATGTCATCAATGGTATAAAGACAGGAATTTCCAATGGTCTGAATGGTGCAAAGAATGTTGTGACAAATGTGCTGAATGGAATCAAGAATTCTTTCAGTAACATTTTTGAAAATGTAAAAAATGTTGTGAAGGGTGCTATTGATAAAATCAAGGGATTCTTCCAATTCAAAGTTGAACTTCCTAAAATCAAACTTCCACACTTCGGAATCAGTCCTTCAGGATGGCAGATTGGGGACTTGTTAAAAGGTTCTATTCCTAAACTTGGAATTGAATGGTATGCAAAAGCTATGGACAAGGGAATGATTATGAATCAACCAACAATCTTTGGTTATGATTCTGCATCACAGAATTTCCTTGCAGGTGGTGAAGCAGGAAGTGAAACAGTAGTTGGAACACAGAATCTGATGGAAATGATTCAGACAGCAGTCAACAGTGAAAACAGTATCCTGATTCAGTTCTTCACAAAACTGATTGCACTGCTTGAAGATTTCTTCCCACAGGTTCTTGAAAATATGGGATATGACCTTGTTCTTGACACAGGTGCATTGGTTGCTGAAACTGCACCACAGATGGATGAAGAACTTGGAAAGATATTCAAGAGGAAAGGAAGACAATAATGAACACAGTCACTTTTGGAACAAAAAATTCATATAGAGATTTTGGACTGATTCTGACTTCAAAAGACATTGGTCTTCCTGAACCGAAAACAGAAACAGTGGATTTGACAGGTGCTGATGGTGTTATTGACCTGACAGAAGTCTTGACTGATGACATCAAATATAAACAGCGGAAACTGCAATTCACTTTTACAGTTATTGACCCAATCAATGCATGGTCTGCAACACTTTCAGAAGTGACAAATTATGTTCATGGAAGAAGACTTCGGATTCTGCTTGATTGGGACAAAAACTATTATTATGAAGGAAGATGCAAGGTCAATCAGTTCAAAACGAACAAAAGACTTGCAACAATTGTGGTTGATGCAGAAGTTGACCCATACAAACTTGAAGTGAATTCAAGTTCAACACCTTGGATTTGGGACACTTTCAGTTTCATTGATGGAATCATCTATCTGAACACAGTGACAGTCAGCGGTTCAGCAACAGTCAATCTTCTGAACAGAAGAAAGATTGTGTCCCCTACTTTCACCACAACCGCAAACATGAAAGTGAATCATAATGGTGTCACATATGACCTTCCAAAAGGAACAACAACAGTTCTTGGAATCAGGCTTCAAGAAGGTGACAACTTTGTGACATTCACAGGAAATGGAACAATAACAATTGATTATAAGGGGGGAAGTCTATAATGTATCAAGTATTATGTGACAACCTTCCATTGTTTGATTTGCGTGATGAAGAACTTGTGTTGAATTCCCCAAAAGTTGATTTGAAGGAAAACAATGCAGGTTCTTTTGAATTCACCATCTTTCCAACACATCCCTATTATGACAAGATTCAAAAAATGAAATCTGTCATTCAGGTGATGGACAATGAAGATGAAATCTTTTGTGGAAGGGTGATTGATGAATCTGTTGATTTTCGTAACAGAAAAAAGATAACTTGTGAAGGTGAACTTGGATATTTCAATGATTCTATTCAAAGACCTGCTGTTTATCACAATCAAACAGTCAGGGGATATTTACAAACATTGATAAATGTCCATAATGCACAGATTGCAGAACTTCATCTTGGAATCAAATTCAATGCAGAATGTGCAGGTGAATCCGCTTCTTTTGATTATGCTTCTTTGTATTATGTAAAGAATAATCAGATTTATTCTGCATTTTCAAGGAAAAGGGCAAATGACCTTGCAGGAAAGACATTTGTTATTCCTTCAACAGAATTCTATCTGTATTGGCATACAGATAGCAGTGTGAACAATTATTTTGGTCTTGCTATTGATTCAGTTGAAATCACAGATGCAACAGCAATCATTGGAAGCAAAGCAAGCCTTCCAAATTACACAGCACAGGATGTGTCAAATGTAACAGACATTGAAACTGCACACAATCCATATGAAAATGGAAGCAATCTTCTTTGGCATTATGCACACACCATTCCTTCCAATTATACAGTTGGAAAGATGTTTGTACTTGGAACAGTCACAGTTGTTGACAACAATGATTCCCTTTATAAATATACAAATTGGGAAACCACAATGTCAGTTATTAAGTCAGACCTGCTTGACACTTATGGTGGACATTTACGAATTAGAAAAGTAGATGGAATCAGGTATCTTGATTATTTGCAAGATTATCCAAACACCAACACACAGGTCATTGAATTTGGTCAGAATCTTCTTGATTTTACAAAAGACATTGATGCAACTGACATTGTAACTGCTGTCATCCCACTTGGTGCAAGACTTGAAGAAAGTTCCATTGAAGGTCTTGAAGAAAGACTGACAATCAAAAGTGTGAATAATGACTGTGATTTCATCTATTCAGAATCAGCGGTCAACACATATGGTTGGATTTATAGGACAGTAACATTTGATGATGTCAATGTTCCTGCAAATCTGAAAACCAAAGGTGAAGAATACCTGAAAGACATTCAATTTGAAAATGTCACACTTGAAGTCAAAGCTGTTGACTTGCACATGATGGATGTGGACATTGAAAGAATCAAAATGTTGGATGAAATCAGGGTTGTATCTGAACCAAATGGACTTGACAGGTTCTTCCCTGTCACCAAGATGACAATATATATTGATTCACCTTCCAAGAACACAATCACCCTTGGACAAAGTGTTTCAAATGGAATGACAGGTTCAGCTTCTTCTGCTAATGCTGAAATCATGAAGAAAATCAATGAAATTCCTTCTTCTGACAGCATAGTGAAACAGGCAGTGGACAATGCAACATCATTGATTCATTCTGCATTGAATGGACATGTTGTCATCACAGAAAATGCTGATGAACTTCTAATCATGGACACTGATGATATTGAAACCGCAAGAAAGGTTTGGCGGTGGAATCTGAATGGTCTTGGTTATAGTTCCACAGGCTACAATGGACAATATGCAACTGCAATCACAATGGATGGACAGATTGTTGGTGACAGACTTGTTGGTGGTTCTGTTTCTGCTGAAAAACTTGATGTTTCATACAAAACATCAGTTGAAAAGAAAATTTCTGATGCACAGGACAATGCAGAAGGTTACACTGATGACCAACTGAAAGCATATTGGACAAAGACAGAAGTTGAAACTGCAATCAAAAACACAGGTGATGCTGTCCTTCTTTCAGCAAAAGAAACAGCAACAGCATACACAGACAACAAACTGAAAAATTATTCAACATCTGCACAAATTAAGGTGACAACTGATGCAATCACATCAGAAGTTAACAAGAAGTTGAATGCTTCTGAATTTTCAACCAAGATTCAGCAGAATGCAACTTCTGTGAAAGTTGCATGGAATAACATCAGCAAATATATTCAGTTTGAAAGTGGTGAACTTCGCATTTATGACAGTGCAGTAACATCATCACAAAAACTTGTTTCAAAATTCAATTATAATGGTTGTCATTTTTATCGTGATGATTATTATGTTGGAAAAATCGGAACAAACAACCTTCAAAGTGATTCATCAAAAAAAGGATTAAATTTTGACCTTGAATATAATGGTTCATATATGACATGGGCTTCCAAAGATTCTTCTTCTACAAATGTTTATACAATGAAATGGACATATGTTCAGAAGAATAAAGGTTGGGGAAATTACACAGCAGGTGAACTTCATGCAGGATGTAACATTGACATGCATGGTTGGACTTTGAAGAATCCTTCCTTTGAAGGTGGTGGAATAACAGGAACAATGACATTTGTTCAGGTTCTTGGTATTAGTAGTGATGGAAAACTTTCATCTTGGTCAAATAATTGTAAATTACAATTCAAAAATGGAATTCTTATTTCAGGAACTTGGTATTCAGGATAAAGAAAGGATTGATGTCAATGGCTATATATATCAATGGAAACAATGCAGAAACAGAAGAAAAGAAGCCTGAACAATCTGAATTGGTTCAGGCTTCTGAACAAAAAACATATACACAGGAAGAAGTGCTTGCAATGCTTGCACAAGTACAGAATCAGAAAAGGGAAGAAAAAGAATGATGGCTATGAAATTTGATGAAGAAAAACCAAGACCTTTGACAATGGAATTGGAAACCGCAAAAGGAATGATTCTGACAGCGGTCAATAAAGCAAAACAGGAATGTGGAATTCCAAATTTCATCATGGAAGGAATTATTGCAGACATTCATTCACAGGTTACATCACAGGCAAAAATTGAAATGATAAATGATTTCAATATGTATCTTGAAGAACTGAAAAAAGAAGAAAGGCAGGATGAAGAATAATGGCAGATATTAAACAGTACACAGACCAAATTGCACAAGCAGTTTATGGTGAAGAAGTCAGGTCTTCCATTATCAATGCACTGAACAAAGTCAATGATGACAATAACAGTTATCAGGACATCAAGAATGAAATTGTTCAGGCAAAAGATGATGTTGATGAACAGGTTGCAAATTTTGATGCAAAGGTTGCTTCTGCACAGTCTGTAACAACCGCATTGGAAAATGCAACAGCAACAGCAAACACAGCAAAGTCACAGTTGACTTCTGCAACTTCCACAGCAAACACAGCAAAGACCAATTTAACTAATGCTACAAGCACAGCGAACACAGCAAAAAGTAATTTGGAAACCGCAACAAGTAACGCAAACACAGCAAAGACTAATGCTGAAACTGCAAAGACAAATCTTGATGCATCCATAGCAACAGCAAACACAGCAAAATCCAATTTGGAAACTGCAATCGGCAATGCAAACACAGCAAAATCCAATTTGGACACTTCCACAAAGACAGGTCAGACTGCAAAGACCAATCTTGAAACTGCAATCAGTAACGCAACCACAGCGAAAAGTCAGCTTGAAACTGTGATTTCTAATGCAGATTCAATCAAATCAGATTTGTCTTCTGTGATTGTGTCTGCAAACACAGCAAAATCAAATCTTGATTCTTCTGTTGCAACTGCAAATGGTGTTTATCAGTCTTTACAGAATGAAAATGCATCTGCAAGTTCCAATCTTGAAGAATTAAGAAGTGAAAACTTCAACAGTCAGGAAATTCTTGCAGGTGTTGCTGACCTTCGTGCATATCTTGGTTTGACTGATGATGACATTCTTGGATTGCAGGTTGATTATAAAAATAAGACCTTCACAAGAATTGCAGGTGCAGTCAATCTGACAGCAGGTGCAGATTTTGACAAGTTCAAAATGTATGGTGGAAGAAAAAGATGCAATGTTTCTGATGATGGAACTATCACAGCATATTATGGTGATGATAACTATGCAGAAGATGGTTCAAATGGTCAGGTTATGGTGTATCAACCGAAATTCTATTATCTTGTATGTCCTGTTGTATATGACCCAATTGACACAGGAATTGGTTATCACCTGCGAAAAGCAAACTATTATGTCAGTGAAAAAGCAAGGGCAGGATTTAGACTTCACCCTGCATTCTATGATGCAAATGGAAATGAACTTGATTATATCCTTATTGGTGCATATGAAGGTTCTATTTATGACACTTCTGAAAGTGCATATTTGCTTCTTGATGAACAGGTTATGACTGTTGGTGAAGACAAGTTCTGTTCTATTGCAGGTGTAAAACCTGCAAGCGGTCTGACACAAAATCTAACAAGACCAAACATTGAAACAATGGCACAAAACAGGGGTTCAAATTGGCATCTTGAAAATTCAAAAATTGCTTCTATGGAACAGCTTCTTTGTATGATTGAAATGGGAACAATGAACTTTCAGACTGCTATTGGTCAGGGTGTTGTTAGCATTTCAGACAATAGTTCATACAACTGTGCATCTTTGACAGGTTCGACTGCAAGCCTTGGAAATGGCACAGGAAGGGCAACTGAAACCATCAATGAAAAAGGTGGTGTTCAAACTACTGAAACAGCAGATGGAAAGACTTCTGTGTCTTATCGTGGTGTTGAAAATGATTGGGGCAATATTTGGAAATTTATCATTGACCCTAATATTTGGGGAAATGGTGCAATGGGTGGTGGTGAACCATTCTATTGTGATGATTTCAATTTTGCAGAAAATAAGAAAACAGACAACTACAAGGGTGCAGGTTTCACTGTCACAAATGCAGGTGGTTATATTTCAGCAATGGGATATTCCACAGCTTGTGATTGGTTATTCATGGCTTCTGAATGTCTTGGAAACAGTTCCCTTCCTGTTGGTGATTATCATTGGGTAACACAGAACCTGAATGGATATAGGCTTGCTCTATTGGGCGGTATTTGGAGTGATGGCGGTCATGCGGGCGGTTTCTATTGGTATTTGAATGCTGGTGTCGGGTTTCGTTATCGGCATATCGGCGGTCGGTTGGTGTATGTTCCTACTGCAACCGCATAATTGAATATATGGGTCAGACAATGTTGATTTTCGCCTGTTGTGACTACCTGCAACAGCAAACATTAAAAAGATTGCTCAATTAGGCAGTAATTGGAATAATGGCAGTAATGCAGGCAGTTTCTATTGGAATTTGAATAATAGTGTCAGGAATCGTAATCGGAATATCAGCAGTCAGTTAGTAAATGCATTAAATTCATCAAAAACAGGGACTTCCAAGGCGGTTGTCCCTGTTTTCATATAGTCTGAATTGTCTGACCCTGCCACTTGGCAAAACACAAAAGTCCTGATTTCCAATCAGGCATAAAGGGAAGTTGTGTTAGTAGGTCACAGTGTTCTGTGATGCGAAAACTTGACTTTAATGCATACAGAAAAGAGAATATCAAAACATGAAAAGATTTGGGAATTTATATGAACGAATCTATGACATGGATAATTTGAGATTAGCACACCAAAATGCAAGAAAGGGCAAAGGGTGGTATCAAGAAGTTTTAATGGTCAATGAAAATCCTGATTATTATTTGGGATTGCTTCAAAATCAACTGAAATATAAAACCTATCACACATCACCATATGAAACATTCATCAAGAATGACAGCGGAAAAGAAAGGGAAATATATAAACTTCCATATTTCCCTGACAGGATTTGTCAATGGGCAATCTTGCAGGTGATTGAACCTATACTGATTAAAAACCTGACAATTGACACCTATTCAGCAATACCAAACAGGGGAATTCACTTTGGACTGAAAAGAGTTCAGCATGATATGCAGACAGATGTCAAGGGGTGTCAGTATTGTTTGAAGTTAGATGCAAGAAAATATTATCCTTCCATTGACCATGACATTCTGAAAGCAAAATATGCAAGACTTTTCAAAGACAAAGATTTGTTGTGGTTGCTTTATGAAATTATTGATTCCACAGAAGGAAACACAGGTGTTCCAATTGGGAATTATCTTTCACAGTATTCAGGCAACTTCTATTTTTCATCTTTTGACCATTGGTTGAAGGAAGAAAAGCATGTCAAGCATTATCACAGATATATGGATGACATTGTGATTTTTGGTGAAACAAAGGAAGAACTTCATCAATTATTGAAAGAAATTGATGTTTACTTCAAAGAAAAACTTCATTTGACAGTAAAGGACAATTGGCAGGTGTTCCCAACATATGTCAGGGGTGTTGACTTCCTTGGATATAGAATTTTTATGAATTATATTCTGCTTCGCAAATCTACATGCAAGCAGATGAAAAGGAAGATGACAGACATCAGGAAGAAAGTCAGCAATGGAAACATGATGAATTATTCTGAATGGTGTTCAATCAATTCATATAAAGGTTGGTTGATTCACTGTGATTCATTCAGATTGCAACAGAAATATATTCAACCATTGATTCCACATGCTGAAAAATATTATGAAACAAATATAAAAACAAAAAGAAAGGCGGTTTGTCAATCATGAAAAATTATGGACTTCAAAGAAGTGCTGTTGAACCAAAGGCGGTTGAAATCACAGAAAGCAAGGTCTTTGTTGCAACAGACATTGAACAGGTCACTGTGACCATGGATGAACAGGAAGTTCAGGAATATCAGTTCAACCTTGTGGAATATGACAAGGATGAATATATCAAGATTATTTCTGAAAAGAATGAAGAACTTGAACAGCAGATGACAGACACACAGCTTGCATTGTGTGATGTTTATGAAATGCTTGCTTGATGAAAGGACAGGTGAACAGTTATGGCAAAGATTTATGCAGACCTTATCAGAAAAGGTGTGAAGAAAATTGATGATGTCCCTGCAAAGTTGAAAGATGATGTTATTCAGATTTTGAATAATTGGGGCATTGCAACAGAAGGTGATGACTGATGTTTCAGTTTATCATATACAGAATATTGTTTGGAAAGGATGTGATGGAAATGGCAGTTGTATATGCAACACTTATCATCAAAGGCAAAAAGACCATTGGTGATGTTCCTGAACGAATCAGGGAACAGGTGAAGCAGGTTCTGATTGACCTTGACCTTCCTGAACTTGCAGAAGATGCACAGTAAAGGAAAAAAGCAATCAATACACAGTCCCCACAGGTTCATCATAACCTTGTGGGGATTCTTATTTCAGAAAGGATGGTACAGATAAATGAAAGAAGGAATCTGCACAAGTATTGGTGTTGTTGGTGCATTCATTGCTTCCTTATTTGGGGGTTGGGATGCAGGTTTGATGACATTGATTATTTTTATGGCAATTGATTACATCAGCGGTCTTTTGGTTGCAGGTGTATTTCACAACAGCAAGAAAACTGAATCAGGAACTTTGGAATCAAGGGCAGGTTGGAAAGGTCTTTGCAGAAAAGGAATGACACTTCTGTTTGTTCTTATCGCATATAGACTTGACCTTGTAATTGGTTCAAATTACATCAGAGATGCAGTCATTATTGGATTCATTGCAAATGAAACAATCAGTATTGTGGAAAATGCAGGTCTGATGGGAATTCCACTTCCTGCTGTTATCAGTAAAGCAATTGATATTTTGACACAGAAGAAAGATGGTGAATAATTATGTCTAAAATTAAAGGAATAGACATTTCTTATTGGCAAGGAAATGTTGATTTTAAAAAGGTAAAAGCAGATGGAATTCAATTTGCTATTCTTCGTGAAGGTTATGGAACAAGCGTTGATGGAAAATTCTTTGATTATGTCAAAGGATGCAAAGCAAATGGAATTGAAATCAAAGGTGTATATCATTTTAGTTATGCACTTAATGCAGAACAGGCAAAGCAAGAAGCTATTTTCTGTATTGAACAGATGAAAAAAGCAGGTCTTGGAAACAATTGTATTGTATTCTTTGATTTTGAATATGATACAGTAAACTATGCAAAGAAAAAAGGAATTTCCCTTGGTAAAAATGAATGTATTGCTTTTACAAAAGCATTTTGCGAAAAAGTAACACAGCTTGGTTATAAAGCAGGAATTTATTCCAACATTGATTATTATAAAAACATGTATGATGCAAGCCTGATTTCCAAATATGTCTTTTGGTTGGCACATTATACATCAGGAACACCTGCATATGCTTGTGCTTTTCAGCAGTACGGAAGCACAGGAAAAGTCAATGGTATCAATGGGAATGTTGACATGGATTGGTATTTTGGTAATGCAGAAACATCTTCTTCCAAGAAATCTAATTCAGAAATTGCAAAAGAAGTTGTTCAAGGTCTTTGGGGAAATGGTGAAGACAGAAAAACAAAACTGACCAATGCAGGTTATAATTATTCTGAAATTCAGAAGATTGTGAACAATATTGTTTCAGAAAATAAAGCACCTGCAAAGAAATCTGTTGATGAAATTGCAAAAGAAGTCATCAATGGAAAATGGGGAAATGGTGATGCAAGAAAGAAAGCATTGACTGATGCAGGATATGATTACAATGCTGTTCAAGCAAAGGTCAACAGTCTTCTTTCAGGTTCATCTTCTTCCAAGAAATCCATTGACACCATTGCAAAAGAAGTTATTCAGGGCAAGTGGGGAAATGGTCAGGATAGAATCAACCGCCTGAAAAATGCAGGCTATGATGCAACTGCTGTTCAGAAGAAAGTCAATGAAATGCTTTCAAAATAA